AAAAAATAGTCTCAGACGGCGACAACGGTTTAATGGAATTGTTGTCTATAAAAAACAAGTCCAGACTCCTCGATATGCAAACCGAGCATCCCTCCTTTCGGCATACGTTGCATCCCAGCCCTTGGAAGCTGGCGGCGAGGAGGCAGCCGACGGGGAGAGTACAACAGGAAACGCACAGCCCTATTCCGGTGCCCCGTATACCATTTATAAAGTCTATGTGCCTGAGCTAGAGCCACGCCCGGCGCCCAAGAGCTTCACTGATCCAGTGTTACACACCTATCCTGATATCATGGCTGCGCCTGGCCGTGCCGACCTGAACGGTTTGCCTCTGGGCGCTATTGTGCAAATCACCTACGAGGATCCTAATCGCCTTTATAATCCCCAGCTGGTGGATGGTGACAAGAGCAAGTATATCATGATGAATGGTTATGAAGAGGAACAGGCAAATGCTGAATTGATGTTTGCTGGCGGGGCGCCAGGATTGTTGGGCCAGAGTGGGGAATGTTCCGAGGGACAGGGTGACGGTGGTGGCAAGGGCTCTGTTAGCTTCAGTTGGGCTCAACTAATCGCATTGCGCCCGGCTTTTGCCGAATTATTGGAATATATCGCTGCTCACGAATCTAACGGAAACTATAATGCCGTCAATCGTGGAGTCGGCGGAGATACTCCCGGGGGCTCGAAAAAGATTGTAGGGAAAGATTTGACAGAGATGACCATTGGTGAAGTGCTGGGATATATGAAGGGCGGCCCAAACGCGGCCGCTACAGGCGTAGGCGGAAAGACAGATAAGTCTCCCAATGGTTCGGTGGGGTTTTTGGCGACAGGAAAATATCAGCTCATCCCTGTAACCCTAAGGTCAGCAGTCTCTTCGACCGGAGTAGATAAAACCAAATTATATAACAAAGAAACTCAAGAAGTATTTGGCGTGTATTTACTCTTGAAAAAACGACCCATCCTGGGGCGCTATTTACTAGGAATGTCTAACGATGTTTGCTTGGCTGCGCAGAAGGCAGCGCTGGAATGGGCGTCTTTACCTCTACAATATGCCCGAGACAATGGGTGCCAACGGGGATATAGTGCCTATTGTAAAGGGGGCGCCAATGCCACTGAGCCCTTGAGTCGAAGCCCCGATGAAGTGGTACAAATTTTGAAGAAGGCACGAGAAGCAGTGCGTCAGAACTCGGTAGCGGTTAAAATGCTAGGCGATAAAGGCTATAAATCTGAGTTTGTAGCCTAAATATAGATAGGGTAAGGAAAAATACTATGGCAAAACCAAGCATTAGTGTCAAAGCAGTAAGAAACAGTAAAGCAGTTGATCCCGAAAAGCTACCAGCTTATGTTAAGCGTCAGTATGATGCTCTAGAGACGGACTTGGAGCGAGCCACCTTTTTTGGTTTCGGCAACACTTCGCGTCCAAACTATGATTCACCGGCTTACAATGAATCCAAAAATGAAACCGTCATCAATCGCGGCAATTCCTGGATCGTCTTCGGCGTCGACCGGCCCCACAACTTAGCCTCAGGCTTCGGTGGTCGTGCAAATTCTCATTGTGCTGCCATCGATCTCGTCGCTGGCCGCATGGGCTCGCGAGCTATTTCTCAATATGACAACGGCGAACCGGTTATCGTTAATCCTAACTTCAAACTCGACGCTGCAAGAGTGTATATCAGTCAGAAATCTAATGTGGATAAATACTTCGGCCTGAAGGCTGGCACCGTGGGTAATACTAGTGTTATTGAACCTCGTTCGACGGTCGCCCTCAAAGCCGACACTTTGCGCTTCATCGCGCGTGAGAATATCAAGCTAGTAACCCATACGGATCGACAAAATTCCCAAGGTGGACGAATGGGGAATGCGATCAATAGTGGCTATGGAATTGATCTGATGGCCAACAATGACGATAGAGACATGCAGCCGTTAGTGAAAGGCACTAATCTGACCGAATGCCTCAAAGACACTCTGGCTGCCGTCCATGATCTGAGAGATATCTTTTTGACCTTTCTTGATTACAATCGTCAGTTCCAGATTGCAATGGTGTCCCATACTCACTACAGTGCGTTCTTTGGGAGCCCGACATCCCCAGACGTTACTAATTTACCCAAACATTTCCAGAATATCATCAACTTGGTCACAAACGTTGAAACCCAGTGTTATCTTCAGATGCAGAAGATGACGGGAATCGAACAAAAATATATTAGCGCCCCGGCCGGCGCCGAAACAGTTAAGAACGACAAGAGTTCTTACATTTTAAGCAAGTATAACAACACGAACTAAAAAATCATGGCAGAATCAATTACCGGACCTAAATTTCGATCCCGCACACCTGGCATTCCTTTCTTTAAGGATGACAAATATACTGTCCGTATCGAGATAGCGCCTAAAATCAACAGTCAGTCTGAGTTCCAGACCCAATATGAAATACTGCGTAATAAAGCCGTAGATCACTTTATCATGCATTATTATCCGGAACTATGGCCTGGTGTAAACGATGCGCTGGGATCAATCCCTACACATGCGGAATATCAAGATTTATATGATGCCGTCCGGAGCACAGTTTATGATGCAACAAATGTAACGGGATTTTATCAACCCGTTGCACCACCAGTCGCCGGACGTTCCTTCATAGTTGCTACCTATGATCCAAGCACCAGCGTGGATGCCATTCGCAGAAGCCTCAAAAGGAGCACATTTGGCGGCCAGTCGGCTAGCTACTATTTTCCTTCATATCAGGATTCCGAGGGTAATAATTTCTTGCGAGGGATGCCCCCTATGGGTCCGGTCATTGAATACTATAACAGTATCCAGGAAAAAGGCGGTATCACTGGAGGAGGCTCACAGAGTACCTTTGTTGTGGGCTCAATGATGGAAAACCAAGACATTATAAATAATGGCCTCCTTGCCTTTGCAATGCAGCTAGCCGCTTATCCCGGCGGCATGAACTCCAATTTGGATATGACGTTTCTCCAGATGGATGTACAACAGTTCCTTAATCTATTCATCCGCACCTTAGTGAACCAGTTTTCCACTCAAAAGGAAGTCCGGGAATTCGACGAGGCTGATACCCTCACTATATTTTTTGGGGGCTATGCTGACGATCCGAATTCGGTAGCGATCAGTGGGATGGAGTATCTGGTGGTGGATGAGTCCCCGGCTACCGAGACTATGGCCGTAGGGTATCTTACTAATATGAGTTACAATTCTAGTTTTAAGGACCCGCTTACCCTGGCAATGCTGCGTAATTATGAAGATACTCTAGAGGGTATGATGCAGATGCAAGGTCCTTTTGCGGGCAACCCGATGATGATGGATGGGGAACAGTTCTCCTTTACTACTTTTGCGAAGAGCCTGGGCCCCGGGGCGCTTGGTCCGACAGACCAGAACTGGGAAGAGTTTGACTTTATAACCCCAATCGTCAATCAAACAGCGGAGGAAGTGGAAGGTTATGCAAAGGCAGCCATCGAAGCCGGCCTCCCGGTGGATACCAAGAGTTTATCTGATGGAATCGAAGTGGCTCTTACATCGAAAGAGATCCGAGAACTTCGAGAGAAGGTGCTCAATAATCCGGAGCTTGCCAAGAAGGTTTTTGCCGAACAGAAGGCGAAGTCCCTCAAAGCAGGCATAAATGTTTCCAAAAAGCTAGGGAGGATATTAGAGAATGGCCCGATGGGCTTCGTGAAGAAAAATTCTCCCCTCGATATGGTTTTTCGTCAGTTCGGGATTCAAGAGGTAGCCAAAGAAGCCTTTCGTTGCTTGACATTTGGATTAGCGCCCGAATTGGCGCGCATCAATAGTGCAGTTCAAAAAGCCCTCACCAACCAGGCCGGAAGTATTTATCTCCCTCCACCCGAGCAGCCTGCTGCATCTATCAGTAAACCCGACATTGATCTTGAAATGTTCAAGCCATTCTCGTTTACTGGAGATATCTGGAAACAAATTCTCAAATCTATTATCGATGGCCTTCGAAATGCGGTCCTCGAAATCATGAAGGAACTCGCCAACGTTCTGCATGAGCTGTGTGACTTCAATAATCCTTTTGCCGAGGATTTTGGGGCTCAGGATATTACCGACTTTCTTCCTAGCGAGCCAAATATCTATGGCGCAAACGATGGATCGTCAGCCCTCCAGGGCATGGCAGATCGCATGGGGGTGCCCCGGGCTACCATCTATCAATATCTTCGCGATCTTTCTAGTATTTTAAGTTCAATGGAGATTTGTTATCTTTTCACGGACCCGAGCCAGGTGACAGACGAGCTTCTAAAGCGAATTGTGGTATATAATTCCACCTATGATAATGAATATGTGAAGACGGTGCTAACCAACCGTAATAACATTATGGCCTTTTTTGCCAATTTAGCTACCATTGTGGATGTGACTCAATTATGCGATGAAATTGCCAACGCCCTCTATGAGCTAAATCAGGATGATATTTGTTTGACAGAAGGTGATTTGGCCGATGCCCTGGAAAGGCAAAACATTGATTCTCTCCTCGATCTTATGGAGAATGGGCTACAACTAGAGTTACCGCCAGTGAACTTTGAGTGTCCGGACAAGGCCGGCTTTATTGATAACCCGCTTTTCTCCCGGGCCGTTCCCGAGACGCTGAACATGACGACCGAGCTGGTCGAGATCCAATTTATGAATTCCACTCAAGCTGCTTTAAATGTTCTCCTTGAACCGTCAGTCACCGCGGGCCCAAGCCTTGGATTAGCCACTATGGCAGCACTCTCTTCCTCGACCTCTGGCGCGTCCGACCCACAAAGCGAGACCACACAGGGGGAAGCCAATTTAGAACTTCTGGATACAATAGCCACTAAGTTTCAAGATTTTTCTGGAGTACTCACCACCGCGCTCGAGGGTGAAGCCTGTGCTGAGGCTTTAGGTGAGAAGCTAGAGCCTATCAAGGCGGGAACGGAGGCAATTATAGAAGTCTTCAATTCAGGTGAGTTCCTCGAAGCGATGCAAAACATCGGAGATACCTTTTCCAATCTGTCGTCGAGCATCTTCGATGCCGCCCAGGGCGGAAAAACACCCCGCGTAACATATGCTTTCCCTGCCAACTACACATCTAATTTTTACAACTTTCTCCCTGCGTTGGGTCCGACCTGGGAAAACGACCACGTGGACTCCGGAGGTGTCGACGACGACGGCAACATAATTTATGTCCCCGCCGTTGGTCAAACTCGCGTCGTCGCCGGCGGCTTTAGTGCCCATACTGCCGACAGCACTGCACCAAATCTGACTCTTTTCGACATGTCGACCGACCTGCCTGAAAACTCTGTTATGGGTATGGGTGGCGAGAATCTAAATATCTCACTGGATAGTGCCTACTATGACAGTTATCAAGACCTCGATTTACGATTTACTTTTAACACCCTTGGTCAAACTGATTCGTTGAGTCTCAGTTATCCTCGCTTTGACACGGCTGCGCCGAGCACCATGTCGGGAACGGAGGTTAGTTTTGCCTATGTTACACTGAGTTCATCTCAGGCCACTGCGTACTTACCTGACCGTGCACAGTTTCGGATTACTTCTTCCCTTTTAGATATTATGGAATCACATCTTGTCCCCTTCAACGACGACTTCGGCTCTTACGTTGGACTGCCGTCGCAGGATCAAGTGAGATTGCAGACTAACCCTTATGTTAGTCGCTTCACTCGGCCCGTGATGTCAAGTCTCAACCCACTGTTAACTTATATGCACGCCGGTCAAACGGAGATCATCAGGGAGGAAATCGAAACTCAACTCTTTCCGAGCATGTTTGCAGGTCTTACCAAAGCCATGTTCACCTATATTAGCAAAAACGGAATCTTTGATGCGCCTACAGTCCGCTCCCTCCAATTGTTCAAAGATAACACCAACTGTCCCCCTGAGCTAGCGGCAGATCTTTTAGACGCAAATGGGATTTTAGAGCAAGTGAAGGCCGAATTCTTAGAGTCAGCCTGTTTTGATGAAATGCCTTTGGATATCAAAATTCGTTATGCAACGATGTTATCCTTATTTTATAGTCTGATTCAGGTCGAACTTGCTGAGTTAGTTATCAAGAACATTTTTGTTTTTAGCGCCTTCAATGTCGATGAATTGATGGAAAAGCCAGTTATAGCTCAATTCATCGCGACGCAAGTACGCAACGATGTGCTCACTAAATTACAACGTCGTCCTCGGGTACGTCAAGCCATTATAGAATATTATAATTTCAAGATGGCTCGTCCGTCGACAGCCTCACAAGGCGGACTCTTAGACTATAATGACCAAGTTGTCTTTCCGATTGGAACGACCTTTAGCACAGTTAATTGGGATGCCCTGGTAGAATATCTAGTAAGTCAGCGCATTCATTGGTCGAAGACGCCTGTAGCGAACGTATTGCGCATGGCCCGGGCAGACTCCAGTTTTAGAAAGAGTTTTGACGAGGCATTTGTCCAGGATATTTTAGGCTTCGGCACCAGCCTTAGTTGGGACCCCCCCGATATCGCAGACGCCTTTTCAACCAAATTAGTATCGCGCACAAAGGGGTCTCCCCTCTCCTATGGAACACTATTAATAGAAAGGGTTGTAGCCTGGGCCGGTATCCAAGGTACGAATGCTCCACCTGCTCTGGAACCAACGCGAGACTCCGGAGGCGAAATGGAACTCAGCCTATTTCGGAACAACTTTTTCTATGGCTCCACCTCGGGCCCATATCTGGAAGGTACAATGCCACCCGCCCTCTCCGATTACCAGGATTTCTCCTTCGTGGATATAAGAGTAGAATATCGATTGGTATACTATCTACCGTCGACTGTCTACGACCCTCTCTCGGCCCTCGGCCCCACCGGCCAGGAAGTCCTGCAACTCAATTTGGGTGAGCATGGCCATGGCACCGAATTGGGAATGGAAAACTATACCTCTCAAATAACGGATCGCTTATGGGCGACTGACCCCAATAATACCAATCCGGAGTTGGCCTCAAGCCCAGCCGGCGGCCATGGTGGTCTGGTACGAGATATCCTCCGCAATGGAACCGCCACATTATTTGAGTATGAAGATGGGGCCCCAGCGGACGGGGGCATTCAATATGGAATCGGCCCCACTGGACAAGAGCTTATCAGGGTGAAAATCGCTGACTTCGATAATATGCTCACTAGGAAACAACTTCACCCCCAAAACATGGAGACTCTACGTACTCAAATCTTCAGCCCCGAGTATATGGAAGATGGGATACAAACCACCAACTCGCGACTAGCCCGCAAACTTGAGGCCCAAAAGATTGCGAAGGATCCCATGTATAAGAAGATCTTTAGCGAAACCTTTAATCAAGAATTCATTACAATGGTTCCGGTCTATGAAAACTTCTACCTCACTAATCGATACTTTGGAAAGATTGAGACAGTCTTTGATTCGACCAAAAACTTTATCATTCAAGCGTTTATCGATGTCGTCACCGGAAAAGATCCGAGACCCCCGGTTGGTAACGAACGACCGAATGCCGCCGCAGCTGTGCGTAATAGCGCAGGCCCCGATTTCGCCGCCCAGTTCGAAGGCCTCGGACGAGACTTCATTCTCAAGATGCTCATTGAAACACCTATTATGATTTTGAAGGGTCTGGCGGAAATGATCGATCCTCACGTGGCGATATGGAAAATAGTCCGCAACGCAACAGGAATGGCTTTCGACGAAATTGCCAAAGCTATGGATGCTAGTGGAGTTCTCCAGGCGGTAGATGAAGCAATCGAAGAAGCCCCAGGCGTCGACCCATTCGGGATGAGAGGCGCTGATCTCATCGCCCTTATGCTGTGTCTCTTAGACTTCGGCATGACTCAAGCTATCATGGATGATCCGGCAACTCAAAACGTTCCCGAAGATATCATAAATAATATTTTACCCCGAATGTCTGTCGAGGGGATTGACTTTACTGGAACCTTTAGTGGCATGCTAATGATTCCCCCATTGCCTTTTGGCATCCTGTATATCTTACTTGATCTCTTGAAGAAACACCTCGCCGAGGAACTAACCAGTGACGATTCCGCACTTTCTGGGGAAGAAAGTTTGGCGGAGTGTTAATTATAAAGGAATAAGAGGAGACAAAAATGCCATCAGGATTATCTGCTATGTTACCTCTCACAGTAAGTGAGACGTTTGGAGCGTACAATTTGAATACTAATTTTGCCCAACTGGCCACGCAGAATCTGAAGATGCTGCTGCTTACCAACCCGGGCGAACGAATAATGAACCCTCAGTTTGGGGTGGGAATCCGTAGATTCTTTTTTGAAGCTAATGATCCATCGACGTATAACCAAATATCAGAGCGGATTCTGTCACAGGTTGGCACCTATATGAAATTTCTTAGAGTAGACGACATTGTGTATAACTACGTCGAAAATAATCCGGATCTTTATCCCCACACCGTTTCCATTACTATACAGTATACAATTATCCCTCTTCAAATTTCAACTAGTGTATTGATTCCGGTGAACAACAACTAATTATTACAGGACCTTAGAGCATGGCAAAAAGACTACAACCAATTGATTACACCAGTCGCGACTTCGACTCGATCCGTCGCGACCTGGAAAACTTCGCTAAGCGTTATTACGCAGACACCTATAAAGACTTCAACGAAGCATCTTTTGGGTCTCTCATGCTTGATACCGTCTCCTATGTGGGAGACATCCTTTCTTTCTACCTTGATTACCAGGCTAACGAAAGCTTCTTAGAAACCGCGGTCGAATATAATAACGTCATCAAGCTCGCCCGTCAGCTGGGCTATAAGATCGATCGCAATCCATCGTCCTATGGAATCCTTACTTTCTATATTAAGGTACCGGCGGCCACTACTGGCCCGGGCCCCAATCTGGATCTTGCCCCCACGTTGCGCGCAGGGTCTACTTTCTCATCTACAGGTGGAGGTATGTATTCTCTCCTCCAGGATGTGGTGTTCGCCACCAGTACTAATCAGGTGGTGGTGGGTACCGTCAATAGTACCACAGGTCTACCGACTAGCTATGTTATTCGGGCCCAGGGTCGAGCAGTTTCCGGCCGTATGGCATTTCAGAGTGTGGAACTCGAAGAGTTTGAGCGTTTCCGCAAGGTTCAGTTAGATAATGATAATGTAGCCGAAGTCCTTAGCGTCCTCGATTCCGAAGGCCACCAATATTTCGAGGTGGACAATCTGTCGCAAAACATCATCTTTAAAGCAATTCGTAACACTACTTCGACTCAAGGAACTGTGCCTAATATTTTACGAGCCGTCCCGGTGGCTAGGCGTTTTGTGGTGGAATCCGACGGCAGCAAAACGTGGCTACAATTCGGATATGGCTCTGATTCGGAACTCTCCAGCGAGAGCGTAGTGAATCCAAGTAATCTCATGCTGGAACTAAACGGACGCAATTACATTACTGATGCGGGATTTGATCCTACTAAACTGATTTCTAGTGATAAGTTCGGAATCGCGCCGGCAGATACTACATTGCGTATTGGATATCGAATCAACAGCACTCAGGATGTGAATGCCGGCTCCAACACCATTGTGACTGTGGCTAACCCTATTGTGAAGTTCGCAGCGCAAGGATCCTTGTCGACCTCGGCCCGGGCCACAGTTCTTAACTCTATTGAAGTGACCAACGAAGCACCCTTTGTCGGAAGTGTTAGCCTACCCAGTGCAGACGACATCAAGCAAAGAGTTTTTGGATACTTCGCCACCCAGCACCGCGCGGTTACCCCACAGGATTACAAAGCCATGTGTTATGCGCTTCCGGCTAAATTTGGTGCCGTCCGTGCGGTGAACGTCGTGCGCGACTTTGATGCATTTAAAAGGAACCTGAACCTCTATGTCATCTCAGAGGACACATCAGGAAAGCTCGTTACCGCTAATCAGACTCTTAAAGATAATCTCAAAAACTGGATCATCAATTATAAGATGATCAATGATACAATTGATATTCTGGATGCGAAGATTATTAATTTTGGAATCAAGTATTCGATCACCATTGATTTGAATAGTAGTCGGTTTACGGTTCTCAATGAAGCCAATAAGAATATTCGCCAGTACTTCTTCCGTAATCGATTTGAGATTGGCGAGCCAATCATGCTCAACGATATCTATCGACAATTGAACAAGGTAGAAGGTATTGTGGATGTGGTGAATGTAGAAATCGTATCCAAAAATGGAGGTGTGTACTCTCAAAGCGATTTTGATCCCGAAAGAGCCATGTCTCGGGATGCTCGACAAATACTCGCAGAGGAAAATACAATCTTTGAGCTGAAATTTCCTAATGTTGATATTATGGGGAGTATAAGGTAAATGGCCATCTTTCGATTCACGGCGAGTGCCGACACTACTATTACTAATGCATTCAAAGCAGACCTTACGTTACGGGGCACCGGCTCTAATATGGGCTATGCCGACTCGGTGGAGATCTTTTCCATCGCCGGCCAACTCTCATCGTCAACTGCCGGCTCATCGCAGGAGCTTTCTCGCGCTCTGATTAAGTTTCCTATTGCTGATATCTCGGCCGCCCGCACAGCCGGCACACTTCCGGCTTCCGGTAATGTCTCCTTCTTTTTGCGTATGTATAATGCTCAAACCCCCTGGACTCTGCCGCAGAACTTTACTCTAAATGTGCTTCCGGTTACTCGTGACTGGCAAGAGGGCACCGGCCTAGACATGGACAACTATAATGACCTGGGTGAAGCAAACTGGATGTCAGCCAGCACGAGCGCGGGATGGACTAACGTCGGTGGAGACTATAATATCGCCACACCCGGAAACATGTATACTGTCACGTTTCCCTTAGGTTGGGAAGATATCGAGCTTGATATTAGCGGCTTAGTGGAACAATGGATCGCCGGCCCGGGCGCGGGTGGAATTGAGAACTATGGCGTGGGCGTGCACCTAACTTCCAGCGAGGAAGCATATTTTTCAGGCTCCGGCGACGCGGATTCCGGGAGTCTTATTAACAATCGTACCGGATCTACTCAATCTTATTATACTAAGAAGTTCTTCGCTCGTTCCACTGAGTTCTTTTTCAAGCGCCCGGTTATTGAAGCGCGCTGGGACTCAACCGTCAAAGACCAACGAGGTCAATTCTATTTTTCAAGCTCCTTTGCGCTCCCTCCCGAAAATCTTAACACCATATATTATTACAATTATGTGCGCGGCCGCCTGCGACAACTTCCCTCGGTGGGAAATGATCCGCTCTATGTTTCTTTCTATTCGAGTTCCAACGGCGAACCAACTGGCTCTAAGCTAGCACTTCAGGCTGGAGGTGGCGTAGTGGCCACGGGCGATCTAAATGCCACAAGCGCAGCATCTGCAGTGAACGGTATTTGGGCGGTCTCTGCTTCCCTTACGGGTGGTGCTACTCCCTTACAGGCAGTCCACGATGTTTGGCACTTTGGAGGAACCGAGTACCATACTGGCTCTATCTATCCGAGCGCCATGCCTAAATATGGCAGCGCCCCCACCTTCAACTATAACACCAATATACGTAATTTGCGTAAGAGCTATAGTATAAAAGAAACGGCGCGCTTCCGTACGTTTGTGAGAGATAAGTACTGGAACCCGACCATCTATGTGAAAGCGACTGCCAACAATCCCACAGAAATTATCAACAGTGCGTCTTATTCCATCTACCGCGTGGTGGATGATATGACAGTAATTGCTTTCGGGACAGGAAGTAATGACAAGAATTGTACCTATCTTTCATATGATGTGAGCGGCAATTATTTTGATCTCGATATTTCTCTCTTAGAGCGAGGTTATATGTATGGGATTAAATTTGCTTATTATAATGATAGTATAGGAAGTTGGATGGAGCAACCGGAAACGTTCAAATTTCGAGTTGAAGAATAATTAATACATGTCCCTCAAAAACTATTTCGCAATAGCCGAACGAGTAAACTCTGTTTCCGGGCTTACTGGTCAGGAGATCGGTGGCGAAGTGGAATCCGTGGGATACCACGAACAGGACATTAAATTTGAACAGAGAATGATCCCGCGGGTTGACTTCTCCAAACCAGAAAACTTTGCTCGATATGGACTGGCCACGGAGTATTACGACGGAGCGCTTAAACGAATTTATGGATCCTTTCCCTATGATGGCTCTCGCCAGGAAAGATTAGAGTGGGAAAATGAATCCTTAGATATCGACTTGTATATCTATGAGAATCTCTATCCGCGTACCAATGGTTATATCATCTTCTCAGCCGAGGGCTGGGGAACAGGCAACATGGCCGATGGCTATGGCTCTTCCTCTACCAATGAATATATTCACTTCTACGGGGGGCCGCATGCTAATGATACTGGCTTTACTCCGTATGCTACGAAGTTCACCGGCTCCAACTATTACGAACCAGCCAAAAACCGCGAGAGCAACCTCAAATACGACATTGCCGATAATGGAGTGAGTGTAGAGTTCTGGCTCAAGAAGACAGAGTTCATTCCCGGCCTTACCCGTAAAGAGGTGATTTTTGATCTGTGGAATGGTCGACCCTCCTCCTCCGCGGATTATGGCCGATTGCGCATTCAGCTTACCGGAGCAACATCTGGCCTGAATCCATTCCGGGTCACCCTCCTGTCTGGAACTACGGGCGTCTACGACATGAGCGTTGGAGATGCTACCTTTACGAGTGCGTCGGTCGCGGATGATAAATGGCACCACTATGGCTTTACATTCAAGTCAGCCTCAGCGGGACTGCAGACGCGCTTCTATGTGGATGGTGAACTCAACAATGAACTGATCACTGGCTCGGGCTTCCAAGAGGTTACAGGAGCGCTCCAAGCTTATATCGGCGCACTCATCGCAGCTCCTTCAGCTAGTACGGCTCTGGCCGGCTACGGCAAGATGTCCGCATCCCTCGATGAGTTCCGATATTGGAAAACGCAACGCAGTTCCAAGGGCATCGGACGCTATTGGTTCACTCAGGTGGGCGGCGGTACCAATACCGACCCCGAACCCTTTGTAGATTCGATTGGAGATGTGAACACACTTCTTGGCGTTTACTTCAAATTCAACGAAGGGATCACCGGAGTCACTAGCACTGATCGAACAGTTTTAGATTATTCCGGTCGTATCACCAATGGTAGTTGGACCGGCTATACACCTTCTTCGCGAAACACGGGCTCGGCCATTGTTATCTCCGCAGCTGCAATCAAGGAATATAAAGACCCGATCATCTATAACTTTCATCCTGCAGTTGTGGCCCTGTCATCTTCTCTGGAAATTTCTGGCTCTGATTATGATGCCGGCAACGCAGCGAACATTTACAATTCCATCCCGCAGTGGATTCGAGAAGAAGATGAAGAAGGTCAAAACAATGCACGTTATCTTACTCAGATCATGGCGAGCTACTTTGATGACTTTCAGTTAAAAGCTCGTGCTCTCACTGATATCAAATCAGTTGAGTATCCTAGCGGGAGTCAAAAACCTCTTCCGTTTGCCGAGCGCCTTCTTAACTCTCATGGTTTTGTTGCGCCCGATATATTCCTCGACGCTGATATCTTAGAAAAACTGGCCGACCGGAGTGAATTTAGGGTTTACGAAAAGACGCTGAACGATATTAAAAACACAATCTATCAGAATATCTACAACAATCTTTCTTATATCTATAAGACTAAGGGGACGGAAAAGTCTTTCCGCAACCTTATTCGTTGCTTTGGTATCGATGACGAGTTGGTCAAGATCAATCTGTATGCTAACGATGTTGAAGCAGAGATGCGAAGCAATCGAAAGAACGTCGCAGTTCCGGACAAATTCGTTAACTTCAACACCGAGACCAATCTCCAAGGAACGGTGGTTCAGTTCCAGAATCCGAGCAACACCACCAATACTGCAGGGTACATTTCGGGGTCCGGAAATCTTCGTAACGGTTATGCATTCACCCTTGAAGCCGAGGTATTGTTTCCACAGAAGGTTTCGGCTCAGTCCCCGGGCTATCAGAATACTAACATAATCAGTGCAAGTCTCTTCGGTGTGCATGGGAACGCTGGTGTCGACGAAGCTAGCCCGCGCTGGCCTAGTTACGCAGGTAACGAAGACGTCGTTAACTTCCAGGTATATGCTGTCCGTGATGAGGTGGAGTCTGACAATGTGCGTTTCATGCTCACGGGTACGTCGGGACTCACAACAGTGGTCCCACGACTGTCTTCTCAGCTCTTCGAAGATGTCTATACGGATATGAACTGGAACTTAGCTGTTCGGGTACGCCCCGAGAGCTATCCTTATACTAATGTGGCGGGCGTTACTCCTACGAATTATGTGGTTGAGCTGCATGGTATCAATGTTGATGCGGGCGTTGTCCTCAACGAATTTACTGTTACAGGTTCGCTGCTTTCCCCGGGCGCTGGCCGTGAGTATGCTTTCGTTACTGGCTCTCGCCGAGTCTTTGCTGGTGCTCACCGGACTAACTTTACTGGCGCCCTCCGCACCCCTAGTGATGTAAAACTCAACTCCTGCCGCTACTGGCTTACCTACCTAGACGATGCAACCCTCGCCGCCCATGGTCATGACACAGCTAATGCAGGAACGCTCAATCCTCACTTCTATGCTTTCCCCTTCAACTCATCAGCTTCTTTCGGAGAGGTGGTGGATTTCGATACTCTGGCTTTCAACTGGGAGTTTAGCACTAACACTGCTTCTAATGCTTCAGGACAGTTTACCGTCGCTGATGAATCATCTGGTTCTAACGCAGTGGCGACTGCCACGAATGGGTGGCTTGGCTCTCTCCTCAATCAACAATACTCTGCGCGCGCCTTTAACTTCGCACCTTCCTCGACAACGGCCATTGACAAGGATTATGTGATCGCTGCCCGCCAGACGCTTCCCGAAAATATCTACTCAACCGATATGGTGACAGTTTATAATCAGGCGGAACAGGATGTATTCCAGATCGACTCCCGGCCTATCAATTACTACTTTGCATTTGAAAAGAGCTTGTATCAAAATATTTCGGAAGAAATTCTGAATTACTTCGCCACTCTTAAGGATTTGAATACCCTCATCGGTGCACCAGTTAATCGTTATCGCCAAGAATATAAGGGCCTCAAGTTCCTTCGCGAAAAGTTCTTTGCCACGGTGGCCAATGACACTATTGACTTTGATAAGTTCTACGAATTCTATAAGTGGTTCGACTCAGCGCTGACTGTAATGTTGCAACAGCTCGTCCCTGCGTCCACCGACTTTGCCTCCAATGTTCGTACAATGATTGAAAGTCATGTGTTAGAGAGAAGCAAATATCAGAGTAAGTTTCCCTTCCTGGAAAGCAAGTCCTCGCCTCTTATTGGCGCAACATCTGGTACGGGTAACGACTCCACTGCCATGAATTCTCCCGAGGACTTCCCTGCAGGTACTAGCTTCTTTTCTAACACAGCTTATACCCGACGACAGATTGGATCCTCCAATGTGGTCCGTACCAAGCAATGGCAGCGCCTCCATGCTCCGCCGGACGGCGCTCAAGATAAGAACACCTATTGGTGGCGCCTCATGGCGGACCGAGCTAAAAATCCAACCCTCACGGGATCGTCAGCTGCAACTAACAATGCCCGCCAGGAACTCCTCGCCGCTATTGATCGCTCACACCGACGAGAAGCCAATGCACCGGTAAGATTTGGCGCCGAAGGTAGCGTGACCCTAGGAGGCATTGGTTTCCACCCCAATAAGCGACCTTCGTTTGTCATGGATGCCACCGCTCCCGCGGGCAACGTCGTCCCTGGAACTAATCTACCAGTTAATATTATGCTGTCGTTCCAAGACGACGTAGAACAGCTCATCGACACCAAGGACATTTATTATCCCAGCTTGAAGCAGCGCCTAGGCTTCGGAATCAATCCTGATATTAACCACGGCGCCCCGGGAGGTGCAAATAAGAGTTCCACAAAGAATCGGATGGACGGAAATGTCTTGGCTCCTTTCAGCCTCTACAGCTCCTCTGTGAAAACTGGTTTCAACCAAGAAGTTATTTCCATGTATCACTCCGGGGTGACGATCACCAATCTCCACCATGACATTGTCCACACTAATGATGTCCCGATGCAGGGGCCCTTTACTGAAAAATATGTGGGCGGTTGGCAATATCGTCATCAACCTTTGAATACTTACAACGCTTCTAATCCGGGTACTAACAATCTGGATGATAGATCTACCCGCGCCGAAGGCTGGATGCTCAAGCTAGGCCTTTGTGAGGCAGCTGTCTCGCGTGGCAGTGGCGCTCTAGGCATCGTAGGTCCCCAATATCCCGATGCTTCCTCCGTTTCCGGTTCTGCCCCCAAGGGTTATCTTTTTGATCGCCCCAAGGCAAACTTGGCCCGTGTAGAGTACGCCAAGCGTCCGGTGAACATTCGAAATATCAAGATGACCACGGGTTCCACCATTATTGGGAATTATGAGAAAAACTATCAGGTGGTTCAGACCGTCGGCCGAGAACTAAATGATCCTTATTTCAACGATCAGTCCTTTAATTTCGCCCCTTATCCCGAAACACTGGCTACACGCGGCCGTTTCCCGCTTGGCCCCTCCACCGCTCCCTTGTTTGTTCCAAAGTCTATATTGTTCGGGGGGGCTGGATATCTCGAAACTGATACCGTCCCGGCAACTGACTGGGAGACCAAGATAGGCGGCGCCGGCATGTCGGCGAAAGCCTTTAGTGTTTCTATGTGGGTAAACCCAACGTCGATGACAGCTGGGGACTACATGTGGTATGTGGGGGGCACGGGGGGTACCAGCGGAAGAGAAATGGCGGTTTCATCGACCGGCGTCCGGAAGATCCTTTTTCGATCGGGCCCGAGCACCACGTGGGCACGTTCTAACTCTTTGACACTGGGAGTCTGGCAACACCTCGTTTTCACTTTCGCCGGCGGCGACGTCGCCACTGGCGCGTGGTATATTGATGGCGCGAATGCCACCAACGCCGTCAATAGTGGAAATGACCCCCAGTCATTGGCTGGGGTACCGGTGCGAATCGGTGGAAAATCCGGAGGGCCCGGTTTCGATGGCTATATGTGTGATGTTGCTGTCTGGAACACCGAACTGAGCCCTTCCGAGGTGACAGAGATTTATAACGGGGGCTCTCGACTTAAGTTGACAAACTCTACGGTGGCGGGCAATTTGGTCTCCTGGTGGCTTCTCGGCCTGGACGACCCCACCATCCCCGGAAATCTACGAGACGAGACGGGCTTCGCTCCTGCAAAAACTTACAACATGCTTCCGGCCGATGTCACGAAGGAATCACCCCCAGCACCCGACCTGGCTCCCCCTAATCCTTATAACACTCCTAACCCTGGCGGCGCGCTTAACTACGCCCTCCCCACCCGAACCGGCAGCAATTCCAATGCTAGCATCTTTGTCAACCGTTTTGCAGGCAGCGGCTATGAGGTCATGTCCAGAGGATATATGGACCCGGCGCACGAAGCCTTGTCGATCTATAATGCATTGCCTTATCATAACCTCTCTATCATTGATTATGGCCTTTCGGGCTCTGCGTCTGTAGACGCGACTCTTCAAAGAACAATCAGAGTTCAGGATCAGATCAACAAGGTTCGTGGCCTCGATCAGCGCGCAACCCTACACTGTGGACAGTTCGGCCACGACGCCGCGTACGGCTCTGTGCCGGCTTCTACCTACGTGACCACCCCATCATGGCATAAGACGAATAGAAACCCACGTAAACGCATTGTGAGCGCCTCTGGAGGCTATATCACGGGGACTGTCTACGACAACCTCTATGTGCAGCACCAGATCCCTCGTTCCACGCAACAGTATTCTTGGATCACTGCTTCCTTGGCCTCTGGTTCAACTATTTTTGGGCTGGAGTCTCCCAGCTGTACCACAGCAAATAGTTTGACACAATTGGTCTCGGGAGCTTCTTATGTTTACAGTGCGGTTCCCCACACTACCTCTTTTACTGCCTTAAATTTGGTCGTTCAAGACTCCCTCAATACCAGTACTCACATAGCGGGCACATCTTCGGTCCAGCGTTTGGTGGACATCTCACGAGCCCAGGCTACTAATGCACTGAACCTTGCTCGCAACGGGGCTTATGGATACCCTAGCTGGAAGCAAATTCGAGTGGGCGAGAGCCCTATGGCCCGGGCATTGCGGAAGGCTAATAAGATTGGTGTGGTATTACCACCAGCTCCCGTAGCCAAGGTCTCTACTGTATACTCCGGGAGCACCCTAGTGGGCAGCACGGTTCTGGGATCCGAACCTGGTATAGGCTTTGGACCTTTTGTTGATTATACTGAAAGACCCGTCGTCAGTCACGCGCGACCGATCTACTTTACTTTTCAAGATAACACAGCGAATTCAAATCCTGCCAACAATATCGCTCTCAAGGTGAGCTATGGCAATATTTTAGATTACTTTACAAACGAGGGGCTTAACAATCGCCTCAATTTAGGCAAAGTTGTGGATGATGGCCATGCTTACAATACTGTTGCTCATTTTGCAGTGGACAGTGGACTCAGTTTGGTAGCCAATTATGGCCAGCGTGTATACCCCGCTGCAATAAATGCCTATAGTGATGCGGTGCGAAGCCGAACAGAATTTAGCATCAAGAATATTTGGAATGATCTGAGGCCTATTCGAAGCTCTGAGGGCGGTCTCACAGGTTCCATGGGATTCGCCACATCCAGTCAAAGTATCTGGCCTGGAGATGGCCACAATAATTACACCACCACTTCTTCCATCGTGGGAATCAATGACGGTGCGGGGGAACTCCTCGCCAATTATACTCGCTATGTGAAAAACGCTGTGGATGAATATAATGATATTGATGAGACGCGCACCTTCGGCCCGGTTTATAGTATGCCCATATCCTTGGGGTCTGCAAGTGCCACTTTCGCACGCAACTGCGTTGTCGCTGGTGATGCAAAATTCGTAGCGCCCATACAATCTGGCCGCGTTCCCTATTATGAATCTACCACCTACAATGAGCGGATGCGATTAGCTGCCAAGGACTATTCTATCATTCCAGAGTTTAGGGTCAGCGAACTTATTCCCACTTATATAAATGAGAAAGAGGGCGACTTCTTAGCTCAAATTGACAATATTTTCTCCCTTACCGGGGCTTCTCTTAGTAGTGCAGACCCCAATTTCTATAGGGTGTACACCAATGCAGATTTCCTTAAGTACTTTAGCGTGGTGGACAATGACCTACACGAGCAACGCTCTGGTGATCTCACAATCACCCGTGATAAACTTAGTCTAAGTTGTAAGGCTTTTCTCAAGCTCCTGCCTTATAAGGGATTCTTTCCCATTGAAAGAAGCGCTGAGCTGGCCTCCCTATTCTCCGCCTCGATGTGCGCTAGTACTAATATAGCCGACGGCCTTCTGGCTCCCCGGAAGTCAATCCGCCGGATTCCGATGGAAATGACATATGCCCCCGGGATCTTATTCAATACTATTAAATCTGGTATGGGTGTTTCCCACTTTTGTTTTGTGAATAATCAAAGCCCGAAGATGATTAAATCTCTCAAGCCAGTCAACAAGGATTATGCCACCACCCCCGGCATGGCATATCAGGACCTTCCCGAAGGGTTTTTGGTCAATATCCGTGATGCCGCAATCGTCAGCGCCGCATCGTCGTCATGGAATAACGGCTATGTCATCAACAAGGTTCCATTTGAAACCATTTACCGCCCCCAAGGATTCTTTAATCCAAGAAACCTGGGCGCCCTTACGGGCACGGTTACCGACGGTTATGCATGGCTTTACGACACCGCACCATCGCAGAGTAACCGCCCGGGCATTACTTCTTTTCTTCAAAACGATGGAACGATCGCGGTGGCGGGTACAAAGCAGTGTGCTGCCGACCTGCAAAACTTTCGAGTCGATAAAACCTATACCCTGGCTATAGATAACTTCCTGTGTGCGACACAAGACATTTTTGTAGATAAGTTTTCATCTTTTGTGTCCGCCCGGGAAGATAATTTTGGAGAAGCGACTTCTGGCTCAGTATACACCATGACGGTGAAAATGTCACGAACTGCGCTTGAGGCCGTGGGGGCTGCAACGCCCTCTAGCGACCCGGATCGAGCCGCCTTTGACATGTACCGTCGCCAGTCAGCATTTGGCGCCCCCATTGCGGGGACTCCTCCCGCAGGCACCACACTCCAGGGCGTAAGCTATATGCACGTTACTCCCCCTTACTTCGATGGCCCTGCGTACGCGAAACTGGTTTATACGGCCTCCTATGATGGCCGGCCTTCGCTGAGTGAGATTTTGGGAGGACTGCAGGTTAGTTATCTGCGCGATGCTGGAAGCGGATCGCAAACGTATGTCACAGCCTCCGGAGGGGATAACACCAAATATGGAGAGCCATCACCGGGAATTATGCATCTAGATAGCGTTTATAACTTTACTGAGGCCGTGCCTGAAATTGTCTCGGGGTCGAGAGAACAAAAATTCCGCTGGATGATCCAGTCTAAGTTTGAGACTCCAATTCTAAATGTTCAGAGTGCGAGTGTGCGCGGAGGATGGTCACCAGCTCCCCCGGTCTCTTATATAACGTCCGCCTCAGTTTATACTGGCGAAGCGAATGCGGCCACCCTCAAAACATCCGGCCTCTGGCATCAATATGCGACGGTGCCTAGTAAGTCTAAAGAGGGGGTCTTTATCACCATTGAAGACCAACAAGCTTTCAAGGCCCCCGAATCGCTCCCACGGGGCGCGGCAAAGAAAACACCAAACTCCTTGGCCCAATTGGTAGGGTTTGATCGAGGGATCAGCAAGAGAGTGGGTAGTGTAAAGAAAGAATTTAAATGGGAAGAGGCTGTTGTGGCAGTTCCCTTTGAGGTAGTGGAAAACCAACGCAAGTTTATTAGCCTCACTAAGCACACCAATTCCAAGAGCTATCATAAATTAGCACAAGCAATGTCGAAATATAACTTTCCTCCTCGCCTAGATTTCACTAAGTTTGATACAGTCGACCCGATCTTGATGTATGTTTTTGAATTCAGTGCGGCTATGAGCCAACAGGATGTGGCCGATATTTGGCAAAACCTTTTACCCGATATCGGCTCCAAATTTGACACATCTACTGTGATCGTGGAAGAAAGGGAACTACTCGATGTGTTGCTAGAGAGCCACCGCGAGGTACAGTGGATGGTCTTCAAGGTGAAGAAACGCGTCGGAATGGACTTTGAACGACAGCGCCGCGCGCAACAGAGTTCAAATACCGGGTCACTTCCAACTTATATTCACGAACCCTATAGTTACAACTGGCCGTATGACTATTGCTCTTTGGTAGAGTTAGCTCAAATTGAAGAAAGCGTGCAATGGTCCTCCCGAGATCTCCACACCGAAGAGCCAGTAGTGATTGATTATGAGCCGCCCGAGGCGCGCCAACCAGGAAGTACCCCGGCGCCATCGGCTGCTCCTACTCCACTCAACATTGTGGGCATGGTAGCCAATATTGTACCCCCTTTGATGGTGCCTCCTGAACTAGACCTCCAAGCGCCAGGGGAAGTGGAGACACCGCCCACCTTCAATATCCAAAAGGCAAAGCCCCCTAGGCGTAAAGCTAAATCCAAGAGGCGTAAAGGAAAGGGTAAAAAGAGGTAAAGTATGGAATTTTTCAACACAAAAGAAGAAGTATTAGAACTCCAGCTGACAGAATATGGCAAATATTTGCTTTCTCAAGGAGCTTTGGATCCCTCATTTTATGCATTTTTTGATGATGACATCCTTTATAATGATCAGTATGCAGGGTGCAATGAAATACAAAACCAAACTGATCAACGAATTCGCTTCGAAACTCCCAATCTCAAAGTCATTGCCAATCGCTCTGGAGCACAGACCCGAGTGGATGAATTCCTTACCAATGTCACCGGCGCCACCTTCCAGGTTGACTCGGACCCAGCTAACCTGGTAGACAGTTTTGCCTCACAACAGCCATTTGAAGATGTTACTAATATAGCAGCCTTTGCTCTGGGGACATCGCTGTTGACCTCTGAGTACGATGCAGCCTGGTCGGTGAACCTACTCAACAACAATGAGAGTGTGATATCCTCCAGCCAGGGCTATATCGTTACTAATCTTACAAGCAGCTTCATTACCGGCACCCTGAATGGTATCATAACGGAAATCCCCCAAGTGGATATTAATCTGGACTATCAAACTTACTTCTCTGCCTTAGAAGACGAAAGAACAATCAGCGCAGAATTCCCCACGGGATCAGCAGGCCAGGCTCCGGCAACTCTAGCTTTAATCAAGAACTATTTGGTGTTGGATATTCTTGAGAAAAATACAGCTTTCGAGACAGAAAACTTTGACATAGAGGTTTATCATGTGGCCTCGGATAATTTGTTGACACAACTTAACTTTATGCCTCAATCCCCAGAAATCTTGAGCCCCAACTCGATGCTGTCGGGAGAAGTAGCTAATGTCGAATATTATATGAATATTCATCGCGATGAAAACATTCCTGCTGAGATCCTAGATACTGTGGGTCTCAATCAGAGGGCTGTTCGCTCGAACTCGTCCCGTCTCAATATTGTTCGGGACCTGTACAACACAATTGATGAGGAGCCCTGCTAATGCAGATTCAAATTGCCAAAGGTATATTCAAGAATAAGCTTCCTAATGTGGTAGTGGATCAGGTTTATTTCGACTCGTTTTACGATGAAGGTATAAACCAGGTCTCCCTAGATCTTATTTATCAGGTTCCGGCCACATGGGCCACACTTAGCCCCTATCGGGTCATGTTAATACTTTCGGATGATGATTCTATTATTCATGGTTTCCGAGAGCACCCAGCTACAGCCAAACATGCCATTCTTGACGATACTCACAAAACCGCTAATTACATGAAGATGTATCTCCCAGGCGATGAATCTGGGCAGGTATCCCAGTTTCCCGATCTCATGAGTCTAGGGAATAAATCAGCCGCCGCGCTGCTGCAGAAGAGAGTTAGGGTGGACCTCCCTAAATTGCCTCAAGATATGTGGCCGAATTTATATATTTATGCTATAGCCTATCGTACGAACCCTCAAGACGAAACTCCCTCGGGAATAAGCGAGAGGCTTCGAACGATTCGTATTGGTTCCCCTCTCACTGAGACCCTATATATGGCCAACCGCCCCTCCACCATGGGGGTAGTATACACCTTGGCTGCGAGTGTACCGGGATATGGTATTAGAGGAGATGCTTGGTATGGTCCT